TATTTGACTACCTTTCTTTAGCGATTAAAAACTTATTTAATCTGATACCCAGTATTATACCCGAACCCACCGACAATTTCATATTACTTTCCAGTAATTCCACATTTTGAGACGCTCAAGTCGTGTGATAAAACTCACATTTAGCTTGTGGACGACACGCCCGACACGCCACGACACGCCCGAAAGTTATCCACAGGATTCAGGGTTTTTTTATAGTGTGTCTTAAATCACAAAATGCCCCCACAGCTTTTGTGGGCGCCTCCGCTTTTGTCAAGCCGACACGCCGTTAGTTTGCTGTGATTTTACTCATAGTCTTTAAGTATTTTTTCTAACTGATCGATTTGCTCATCTGTTAATTGATTTAAATTATTAATTGCGTTTTTAAATTTATTAGCTAAATTATCTGCGCCGTTTTCCATTATTCATTTTCCATTTCTGCTAAGTAATCTTCATGTTCTACTAATCCTATTTGATAAGCGATAGGGTCGCAATTAAAAAGTATTTCGGAGGCGGTGTAAGTAGCATACCCGATTTTTACATCGGGATAACTATCATCTAGCATCTGGTCGAAACTTTCTTTTATTTCGATTTCTTTTTCTAATTGCGATTTCATTTATCTCTCCTAATTAGTTTAATAGAATAAATTAAAGCGATAGTTCCAAATAGCACCCATGTTGGGATATCTATACCTATACCATTAGGATATAAGTTATCTACATATAACGACACATAATCTAAGTCAATATAAAACTCCATTATTCGTATGCCTCCCAATCTAATGTTAATTCTTTCTCGATTATTTCATCAAGGCTAACGATATCGCTATCGCTAACCGCCTCGGCGTTAATTTTATCTAACGCCTCTAATTCATCTAGGTAGATATAGGCATCTGCTACATCTGCTTGGATAGTATCCCATTTAGTCATCATTAGTTATTTAACCTCTACCTCTCTAATGTTGTAAGTAAAACCCTTACCAAGTTTATTTAACTCAGCCATTACTGCTAATAAGTCATCAGCACTCTCAGCCTTATTGCCTACTGATAGCAGACTGCCACCTTGCCATAGTGAGTATGTTATTGTTATTTTCATTTTCTTTCCTTCTTTCGTTAGGTTGTTCATTAAGGTAAGACTATCACGCCTTACCGACATTTAGCCCCATTTAGGGCTAGTGTCGTGTGTGAGTTGCCTCACATCTCCGATACATTAGCCTCATGGTAGGCAAGGGTTATGCCCTCACCATACTCAGATACTAGGTCATCATAGACCTCATCTAGATAGTTAAGGTAATCAGACATTACATCACCCAACTTTCCTGAGTGTAAGATAACCACTCACCAAGGGTCATTAAGCCCTTATATTCTTTACATTTACCGCAGAATATATCTGAAGCGTAGTCTGAGCAGAAAGCGCAGACAATTAGATTAGCCTCATCGGCTTGGACATTAGAGAGAGTTATCTCTCTGATTAGTGTAGTCATTTTAAGACCACCTTTCGTTATTAAGGTTAACTACTTGTTAACTTCTTATGCTATAAGTCTATATGGGGGGACTGACATTATGCTAGTCACAAATCGGACAAGCTGGACAAATTGAAAAAAACTTTGCTAAAACTATATGAGTTACATCACATATGGTCGCACTAATCGGGCATATCGGACATCTCGCAGGGGTGTATCATACAAATTAAAAATATATTAACATTTTATGAAATCTAAAATACTAGTCGACTAAGATTATATATCTAAGATCTTAAAATTAATAATGCTATAATTTGATTATGGATAATACAATAAGCTGTAAGTGTAATGGTTGCATGGCGTGCAAGGCAAGCGGTGGCTGTGATATGAAAATGTGCAAAGGCCATGACAATATGTATAAATCCGAAGATTATGAGTCAGATAACGAAGACGAAGACAAATGGGACAATATGCAAAAGGCTTGTTGGAGCGGATACAAGCAGGTAGGCATGAAAGATAAAAATGGTCGACAAGTACCTAATTGTGTTCCTATTAAAAAGTCTTTATTTGGTACAGAAGGACCTCAGACTTTAATTCCTAAAAATAAATAATTTATATCCTTGACCTAGAAATATTTTAAATGCTATCATGATAACCTTGAACAGTTTTCGGAGATAATATCAAGGGGTTAAACTTCAGGTGCATACAATGACGGAAAAGTCATTAAGCAAAGCAGGAACCGATTAATTGCGGGTTTACAACCTAGTGCCAGTTTCGGGGATACTCTTTAATTTTTAAGGGGTGTAGGGGTTCCTATGCTCCAATTCTGGAAAATACACAGAAAACATAAAGCATAGAAGGAAATATATGGAAGAGTGCATAGTAACAAATGTTAATACCTTCAATGGCTTAAACTTAGAAGATAATCTAGAAGTTATGATGAAAATCCAACAAACGGTAATAAGCAAATACATGTATCGTTATGAAAATAAAGATCCTTTTTATATAAAAGCTTTAGTAGCTAGAGAAGATGATTCTAGCGTGGTATTTCCAGAAGAGACTGGCGAAAAAATTACATCCATATGTGAAGGTGGATCTATACTTTTTAATGAAAAGATTAAATTTGGAGTTGTAAAAGGAAAATTTTTTGAATATACGTTTTTAGTAGATCCAGGACAGAAATTTGGAGAAGGAAGCAAATCCTATAAAGTTTTATGCAAAACGGAAGAATCTTATGAAATTGAAGTTATGGCTAATAGTGAAGAGGAAGCTATAGAAACTGCTAATAAGCAAGATTTATGTTATTGGAATCATCATCAGCCCAGTAGAAACAAAAAAGTAAGACCTGTAACTGCATTTGTTGTTTGGGACAATTTTAAGGTAACTGAAATTAATGAATAATGGTAAAGCAGATTATATAACCATAGGAGTAATCTTTTTGCTTGTAATGTTGGTATATATATTCTAGTTGACTAGGATTATATAGCTATATATAATCTAATATTGTATAATGATAGGATGGATACTATTTATAAGAAACTAGTCGCAAGCATGCTTATCTTTGTAGCTGCATACATATTCCTATCCTTCATATTGGTTTAAATGTACGAGGTTGAAGTTTATAAATTAAAAGGCGGGGGATCTGGAATAATTTCTCCTCTTCCAGTACAGAGAGATTGGATGGATAATCTTCCATTTGATGCAGTATACAGATGTATGCCTATGACATTGGCTAACCAGATGGGATATGGCATATCATTTCCACAAGATATCTCTTTTACCTGGGATGGGACATATGACTCAGAAGAAAATCATGGAATTACAGTTCATTCTGGAGATACTTGGATATCTAAGTATAGAGGTTGGGCCACATTAGCTATATCTACAGGACTTAGATTTAAGACAGATAAGAATACTAGCATGTTGGCCTATCCTATTCCTAATCAGTTCTATGAAGGATTTCAGGTATATACAACACTTATTTCCACCTCCTTTTTTAAAGGTGCATTAGAAATTACTTTGAGGTTAACCGAACCTAATAAGAAAATAACTATTCCTGCATATACACAAATAGCAGCATTTATGCCCTTTTCCGCCGCCGCACTTAATAATAGTAAAATTACCGTTAAATATAATGAAAGAATGTTAAATGACTTTCCACCTGAAGATCAACATGCATATGTAGATAGTCAGACAGAACTTGGTAGGGGTACTGGACTTTATCGAAAAGGAATTGATCTAAATGGCAATAAATTAGGAGAACATGAAATATCCAAATTCACTCTCTTTTTCGACGATTCACTAGACCGAGAATATAAGAGATATAATGTATAAATACAATCAAATAATAATTAACTCTATGCCTAGAAGTGGATCTACTTGGTCACAATACCTATTAGCAAAAAGTATTAACCGTAGAGGAGGAAATCCTCTAGATTCTAATATAAATACAATTAACACTAGCCCTATCCCGTCTTTTGACAATAACTTTGTATCAAGATCTAACAACATCATGTCATTGTATGGAATTTATGACACAATAAAACAGGTTACTGTTGTAAGAAACCCTAAAGATGTGATATCTTCAGTAATTACTAAAACGTATGGGGGAGCTGGAGATACTGTATCTAACGGGGTTGTTATTGCAGCAGAAATCCCTGACTTTAATATGGACGAACACATATATGCCCAGATACAGATATATAAAGGGTATGCCAAAGCGACACTAGATAATTTTAAAAATCTTAATGTCTTTACTTTTGACCAGGTTACGTCAGATATTAATTTTTTCACAAAAGCACTGTTAGGAAAAGATCTTTCCCTTTCTAATGAAGATTGTGATAAATTTTTAGAAAAAGCAAGAAAAGAAATACGAGTTCACCCATTATTTCATCCAGGGTACACTAATGCCGTACCAGAAGAAAAGCCTAAAATTTATAATAAGGCTAAATTGTTTTTTACAATTAAAGAAAACTTAGAAAAAGAAAATTTTTTAGAAATTACAGAAATGTATGATGAAATTACTCGTATGTGTAAAAAATTTGAAAATGAGTTTAAAGGCACTAAGTCTTTTTAGAGATAAATTTAGGCATGATGCAGAAAAAAATGTCTTAAAACTGCCTTCAGGGGCTTATATAGGTTATATCGTAGATTAGGGCAGACTTACTTTTTAAACAAATGCTTGATTTTATATTTAAATGCTATATATTTGATATATAGTTTATAGTCAAGGCTATCTTTACTAAAATTTTTACCAGTAAAATGGTACCAGTTATGCTCTGCATTGGGATGATCGGAAAACTTAGCAAAATATCTTGGACTCATGATCTAATTATACACCTTATTAAAATATAAACCCAGACAGAGGCGGGTCCGTCTGGGTCTAATGCATTCTAAAAGAACGCAACTGCAAACTGTAAGTTTGCATCTATGCAATAGTAAAATATTTTAATTTATAAGTCAATAGGTTTAATTGTAGCTTTTATTTTTTTTAAAGGTCTATATGAAACGTGTGATTGTCCACCTGGATTTTTTTTCTTTGTATTCAAATCAAAATTTGCAAATATGTTTAATAGAATTACTTTCATTTCTAGCATAGCAAACATATCTCCTATGCATTTTCTAGATCCCATTCCAAATGGGAAATATGATCCTCTTGGAAGGTTAGTTTCAAAATCTTTAGTCCATCTTTCTGGCATAAATTTTTCTGGGCTATTGTATATATTAGGGTTATTGTGAATAGGATAAGAGCTTAAAACAACGTTAGATCCTTGTGGGAAAAAATGACCATCAATTATAGAATCTTTTTGACAAAATCTTGGCTGTATCCAAAGAGGAGGAAACATTCGCAATGTTTCTTTAATTACTGATGAACAAATTTCTGCATTAGATACTAATTCTATAAAATTATCATCATTTCTTTTTGAAAGGATTTGCTGTGATTCTTTTTTCATAAGATCAAGATATTTAGGATTGTCGTTTATGTTGCATATTGCAAAAGCTAAGGTGTTAGCAGTAGTTTCAAACCCAGCTAATAAGAGTGTAAGTATTTCATTGTTTATGTCAGACAAAGATAAGTTGCTTTCTGGATCTTGGTATGATTTTATAAAAACATTTAATAAATCGTCTGACTCTATAGGATTTTCAATTCTTTCATCAATAGTTTTTTTAACAAAATTAAATAGCTCTATAGACGATTCCCTAAATTGTTTGAATATAGGCAAATTGGTGTAATCAAATCTATGTAGTAATGGGGATACGGTTATTTCGGCATTTGCCACACAGACATCCATGTGTTTTTTAATAAAAGAAGTTTTTTCTTTAAAATCAATTCCAAATAAAGATTGGCAAACTATTTCAAGGGTTAAGTTGACCATTTCAGTATGTACTTCTATATTCTTATTATTTTTCCATTCAGACATTCTGTTTTCAGACTTAAGGCACATAATGTCAAAGTAATCTTTTTGTATTTTTTTATAGCTTAGGCTAGGTTGTGCAATACCCCTTCTTTCAGTATGAGTAGGCTCTTCTAGTGTAAGCATGCCTTCGCCACCAAATTTTCTAATTCTGTTCCAAGCCCTGCCTTTTGAAAAATTATTTTTTTGAGCTACGGATACTTGGTAAGCAGCTTCTGGAGAAAATGCTGTAATAAATAGCTCTTTGCCTACAAAAAAAGAAACAACTTCACCATGTTTTGTTAAAATTTTTAATAAATTTTTTGCTCTATTTCCTTGATTTATGTGGTAGCTAGTTTTTAATTTAATTGTTTTTGGTATTTTATCTAATATATTTCTTTTTTGCAAATTTTTAAAAGTCATTGGCTTTAAGTAAAACATATTTTTAGGGAAATAAAAAAATGGAGGGGTGTTTAGCTGATTTTTTTTAGACATCTTCATTGTTATCTACAGAAGTAAAAGAAGGGACGGGTCCAAGCAAAAAACCTTTTTCATGGTAGTCAATCATTTTTTGAACTTCTTCTGGCTCAGCAACTGATTTGGATATTAGTACTAGTAGATCGTATATCCTGTGCAGCATAATATAATTAACCATTGGAAGGTTATCTTCTAAGTTTTGAGAAGGCTCTTTCTCTTCAGTCATTGGGCCTACCTATGTCTTGCCAAAATATTTCTCTTCCCATAGAATCTGTTTCTTTTATTTGACCACCGTCAGTCGGAACTTCTTGATTTAACAAGTTTTTCAATAGACTCATAACGGTTACTCCCAATTGTTGTTTTGTAACTGCAAGAAAGGCAGTATAAATATATTCTATCATTTAAATCTACATTAGGCATAAGAAAGCCTTGATCCATAGGGCATTCAAGTCTAGGAACAAGGCCTTCTTCCGATAGGGCTATATATTTAGATACGATTTGTATCTTTTTCAATATGGCTCCTTATTGTTTAGGGAAATCTTTTACAATATCCTGGGCTTTGCCTGTCGAAGCAGACCATGATGACCAATCTTTACCGCCCTTAGTCATAAAATACGTTATCTCTGCGTTTGTTACTGGATCAAATAATTCCTTATTTGAAACTAAATTAAATTTTTCTAATCTGTCTACGCCAAGTTCCCCTAGCATATTAATTTGAAAAATTCCGTAAGATTTATCTCCAGTTGATTTGTTGTCGTTTAGAGCAAGCGGTCTCCCGTTTGATTCTACCCTTGCAACAGACCAAGCTGTTTTTAAACGAGCTCCTTCAAATCCAACAGCCCACAGCAAATCTTTTAAATCTTCTGGGGCAAGCATTTGAGAGTGCTTGTAAGTTTCATTGCTGAACTTATCTAGTATTTCTCTTTTTAGTTGTTTTTCAGTTTTTTGTATTTCTACAGGTAAAGCTTGAGAAGCCGTAGGCCCTGGTTGAACGGAAAATAAAAATAGCACTGCTACTCCTATTGCCATCCAGTTATGGACTACATCACTCAAACGTTCTTTAATTTTCTCCATTGGCATTCCTCCTTTAGAGATAACGAACTATAATAATACCATTATAAACAAGAATAAGTCAATCTAGTCAACTAGTATTTTTTTGTGTAAAGTAATGATTTAGCGTTTATATATAACTATTTAAGTTATTAAACATTGTTTTGGTTGAGTAATAATAATTTTTTAAAAAACTTATAAACACTTCTTTTTATAAATAAAGTTTGATACACTTAGTCTTCAACCAAAAAACAATTAAAGCGTTAAGCTAAGAAAAAGGTATATATGTCAAAAACTATTGAAAACCCATACGAAAATTTTATTGCATTGTCTCGTTACGCAAGATGGATCTCAGAAGAAAACCGTCGTGAGACATGGGGAGAAACAGTAGATAGATATTTTGATTACATGTTAAATTATCTTAAAGACAACAATGGGTACGTTCCAGAACCAAGTCTATTAAAAGAATTAAAAGAATCTGTTTACAATCGTGACGTAATGCCATCAATGAGATCTGTAATGACAGCAGGACCTGCTTTAGATAGAGATCATGTTGCAGGATACAATTGTTCTTTTATACCAGTAGATTCTCCACGATCATTTGACGAGACAATGTATATACTTATGTGTGGAACGGGAGTAGGATTTTCCGTTGAGTATAAATACATTAATAAGCTTCCAGCGATTCCAGAATCTTTTGAAAAGTCTACAACAGTAATTATTGTTGAAGATTCTAAGTCTGGTTGGGCAAAAGCGTTTCGTGAATTGCTTGCACTTCTTTGGTCTGGTCAAGTTCCTTCAATTGATGTAAGCAAACTTCGTCCCGCTGGCGCAAGACTTAAAACTATGGGTGGTAGGTCATCAGGACCACAGCCATTAATTAACTTGTTTGATTTTACAATTGCAAAATTTAAATCTGCAGCAGGTAGATCATTTAAACCAATTGAGGCACATGACATTATGTGTAAGATTGGAGAAATTGTGGTAGTTGGTGGAGTTAGAAGGTCTGCATTAATTTCTCTTTCTAATATTAATGATATTGAAATGGCACAAGCAAAAACTGGTAATTGGTGGGAGCATAATGGACAACGTGCTCTTTCAAATAACTCTGTTGCGTATTCTCGTAAACCAGAGATGGAACAATTTATTGCAGAATGGAAATCCTTATATGATTCAAAATCAGGAGAACGAGGTATATACAATGTGGCCGCAGCTCAAGCCCAGGCAGCCAAGTATGGAAGAAGAGATCCAGATATACACTACGGAACTAACCCTTGTTCAGAAATTATTTTACGTCCTTATCAGTTTTGTAATCTTTCAGAAGTCGTACTACGTGAAAAAGATACAAAAAAAGATATTGAGCGTAAAGTAGAACTAGCAACAATTCTTGGAACATGGCAGTCTACTCTTACTAATTTTAAGTACCTTCGTAAAATTTGGAAAGATAACACAGAAGAGGAAAGATTACTAGGGGTATCTCTGACTGGACAATTTGGTCATCAGTTTATGTCTGGAAAAGAAGACTTGGTGTCTTTAGAAGCATTTTTAATGACTCTTAGAGAAAAATCTAGAGAGACAAATAAAAAAGAGGCAGGAAATCTTGGAATTCCAGAGTCTGCTGCTATTACATGTGTGAAGCCATCGGGAACAGTATCTCAACTAGTTGGAGTATCTTCAGGAATGCATGCTTGGCATTCCCCGTATTATATTAGAACAGTTCGTGGCTCAAAAGGAGATCCAATATCTACATTTTTAAAAGAAGTTGGAATTCCAGTAGAGGATGACGTTATGAAGCCAAACGACACCTATGTATTTTCGTTTCCAATAAAAGCTCCAGACGGGGCTGTGGTTAGAAAAGATTTGACGGCAATCGAACACTTAAATATTTGGTTAGTTTACCAACGTGCATGGTGTGAGCATAAGCCATCCATCACAGTTTCAGTAAAAGAAGATGAATGGATGGAAGTAGGAGCTTGGGTATATAAAAACTTTGATGAAGTCTCTGGAATATCATTCTTGCCTATGTCCGATCACTCATACAAGCAGGCTCCATACCAAGAAGTTTCTAAATTAGAATATGAAGAACTAGTTTTAAAAATGCCTAAAGAAATTAGATGGTCGGACTTATATTTTTACGAAACAGAAGATGGAACATCTACAAACGCCACTCTTGCCTGCAGCTCAGATGGTAATTGCGAACTTGTAGACATTTCTTCATAAATATTGTAAAATAAACAACCCAACAAAGGAGTAGTATGAAAAAAGTTTTATCTATTGTAGTAGCCTGCGGTTTAGTTTTTGCAGGGTATTCAATTATTCAAAAAGAAAACAAGGAATGCATTAATGTTTTTGTAGACTATCCAGGAGA